TTTGAGGATATGATGGAGGATTGTTTGGAGTCGGAATTGGACACCAATGTCCAGAAATCCAAGTGGATTATCCGTTTGGAGTTGGATGCAGATTCTCTTCTAGATAAGAACATTACAATGGATGATATTCATTTTGCAATTACGAACAGCCATGGAAATGATATTTCATGTGTTTATTCAGATTACAATGCTAACAATTTGGTATTCAGAATTCGTTTGAACAGTAGCATTTTCAATAAGAGTAAGAAGCAGAAGGGTATTGCGGATACATTGGACCAATCCGATGAGATTTATATGTTGCGGAATTTCCAAGAGGCTCTTCTCAACAATATTGTTCTTCGTGGTATCAATGGAATTGATAACGTTAACCCTCGTAAGCTCAAGAATAATGTTAGTCGTGATGAAGGCAAGTATGTTGCAAAGGATGTATGGGTTCTAGATACAACTGGCAGCAATTTGATGGAAGTGTTGGCCATGGATTTCATTGATGCAAATCGCACATACAGTAACGATATCAAGGAAATCTTTGATGTGTTGGGTATTGAGGCAGCTCGTCAAATCATTTACAATGAGTTCTTTGAGGTGATGGAATTCAGTGGCGTTTATATTAACTATCATCACTTGAGTTTATTGTGTGACCGTATGACATCTACCAAGGGAATGGTCTCTATCTTCAGGTCGGGCATCTTGAATGATGATATTGGTCCTCTTTCCAAGGCAACTTTTGAGGTGCATACAGAAGTCTTGTTGGATGCTTCTAGACATGCTGACTTTGACCATATGCGTGGTGTATCTGCGAATGTGATGATGGGTCAGATGGGTGTGTTTGGAACTGGTTGTTTCCAATTGGTTTTGGATATGGAGAAGATGAGAGATTTGGAGGACCAGCCAGTAGATACTACAGATTCTAATAAGGAAATTGAGAAGATGTTTGGTAAGATGGATGACCAAACGGATGTTTGCTCTAAGAACAATATTGAGATTAATAATAATTTGGCAGCGATTAAACCTGTAGATAATGATGAATGCACAGATGATAACTATGATATTGGATTCTAATGAGGGGAACCAAGGGACCATTCTTTGTCCCTCTGACCCCTCCTTTTAATTCATTGAGGGGAACCAATGGACCATTCTTTGTCCCTTCTACCCCCTCCTTAATTTATTTTTTATTATGACTTTTATAATAAAAAATTGACTTTTTTATTTTACTGAATAAAAATATTACAATCGCGTTTATAATGCAAGAAATTCCAAGAGAGAATTTGATTCCAGGCAAAGAGTATTATTTACAAAGTTTTGAAGAGTCTTGTTTACCTCCACATAGTTGTTATAAGATGATAGCAAAATTTGAAAAGTTAGAAAAATCATCTGGTTTTATACCCTTCATGTGGGCTTGTTTTACTAATTTCAGAAAAATAGAAAATAGAAATGAGCCAAATTATAATCGTAATGTAATGTTAAATTGCAATTGGAAATTCTATGAGATAGCTCGGAATAAAGTACAAAAAAATATGGAAAATCGTTCCTATAATATGATTTTACTAGACCTTATTCAAGATGAGTATTTTACACCAATAGACGTAATTAAATAACAAGTTATTTCAAGTGATAGTTTTGTTTTTTATTATGACCTTTATAATAAAAAATTAACGACGATGTTTTTTTGTTTTGTTTCTACGCCTTCTAGTTCCTCCTTTACCATTGCTTGTAGCTCTAGTGCTAACTCTAGTACTAACTGGTTTAGGTAAAATTTTAGCTCCTGTTTTAGGAACTGTACTTTTAACTACACTAGGTTTAGCCACTTCGCTTTTAGCCACCTTAGTTTTTGGAAAAATGCCCAACTTTGCATTAAACCAATCCTCAATATTTTCAAGATGAATCTTACCAAGACGAATATCATAAATTAAATCATAAACAAGTCCGGGAAAGAAATTCTCTCTTTTTTCTTCATATAATTCAGTAGAATATTCCGTAAAAACAGAATAGCTTTCAATGATTTGATATAAATAGGTCATTAATATATTTTTTTTAATAACGTCGCAACAAGAACCATATGTAGTACTAACGTGATGTAAAGCTTCTCTAATCCTTTGTTTTTGTTCTTCAAATGTAATAATTTGTTGGGTTGGTTGTTTTGGAATAGGTCTGACCAATTCTTGTATCCTACGATAAATAAAATTCTTAGATGAAAACATGTCTTTTCTATCATATTGTTCAATAACTATAAACAATTGACTCGCTATTAATAGATTTTTAACAGTTTGGTCTGCAAAACACGCAGCACATTCTTCTCTAGGTATTTCTACAGTCAAGCCAAAATCAAATAATTTAACATTGTCAGCGACAAAACCCACATTTCCAACATGACAATCTTGATGTAAATAACCTTGATTTACCATTCCTTCTATAGCAGTTATCAATTGTTCTTGATGTTTTTTTATGCCAAGTTGATATCCATAATCCCCTTTCCAAACAGAAGATAATTTATCCATAACATAGTAACCATATAGTTGACGTTTGGTGCTATCTCTGCAAAACCATGATTTATATATTTTTGGTGAAACACCTAAATCTCCGAGTTTAATTCCGATATTAACTTCATTAATAAAATCGTTTCTTCCTTTTTCACTTATAATTGTTATTTGTTTCAATACATATTGTCCAGTAGGAGAGAGCGCTGTGTTTATTGCGGCATTTTGAGCACCTGGATTTAATTCATACGCTATTCCGAAATCACCTCTTCCCAATTCTCCTTTTAATATTAAACCGGCATAACATTTTTCAGGACTATCTACTATATGTTCTTGAATCATGTATCTATAATATAATAATAAAATTATATTACGATGAATATGAAAATAATGAGACAAATACTTTTATTGATGAAAAGGATATAGAAAAATAAAACCCTATATATTGTCCCGAGTTTAGCTCAGTTGGTAGAAGCGTCGCACTGTAACGGTAAGCTAATAGTAATGCGGAGGTCACCTGTTCGATCCAGGTAACTCGGAAAAGAATACGAAGTATTCGGAAAAAAGAATACGAAGTATTCGGAAAAAAGAATACGAAGTATTCGGAAAAAAGAATACGAAGTATTTGGAAAAAGAATACGAAGTATTCGGAAAAGAATACGAAGTATTCGGAAAAGAATACGAAGTATTCGGACCACCTAAAGCGTTAATGGTGTAGTGGTAACATGTAACCCTTCCAAGGTTGAGCTGAGGGTTCGATTCCCTCTTAACGCAAAAGAAACCGACCCGCGAAGCTTTCAGGTTTCGTTCCTTGTCCCCTAAGACCTTCCCTTATTTATAAGTTTTTTATTACGAAACTTATAAAAATCTAATAACCCATAATTTTTTGACCAGGGTCGCATCTTATTTTGAGACAATATGTGCAATATTTAAAATCAGGCGTTCCTATCGACGCAACAACATCATTATAAGAGGTATTTCGTCCTTGAAAGTCAAAAAGGATTTTACTATCAACATTAGGTGATTCCCAATAATGACCCTGTTCATTTAAAGGACACGGTGAATTGGGTAAGCAGCATCCAGGTTCTCCCTCAATGCATGCAGTTTTACGAATCACTTGATCACTAGGCTTAGAAGAAAATGGATTTTTCCAAGTAGATGGTTTAAAAAAATCACCACCTTTCTTCATACGCCTACGCGCAGTCTTTCCACCCTTGCGCTTCTTCAACAAAGACTTTCTCTTAAGAGTTTTTCTATTATGTTTCATATATAATAGAAAAACATTATTATTTCTAAACATCCACTTGTTCGCTTACAGGAACTTTATTAGAGAAATTTTGATAAAACCCACTTGATTTTGAAGGAACAGCAATTTCATAAGTAATGTTCTTCGCATATTTATTATTTTGGAAAGGCACTAAATCATCAAAATATTTATCTGTCATAACAGAATTTAACAAAAGTACTTCATCATCATTAATACTATAATCCACGTTTGCGATATTCAAATAACGCTTATTATCCAACATAAACAAACGAATACGTTTATACCGTATCAATTCGTCGCAAATTCTAGTAAAATAAAAGGTATCATTATCCGTTTCTGGATTTATTAAATTCTTTTTTGGGAAACAAGCTTTACCGTGGCGTTTTAAACAAAACGATTTTACATCACATGACCCAGAATTACAATTGGATAATTCACTCACTTTTTGTTTTATTTCTCCATCAATGTCACTAACAAAATTAAATGCGTTTTGAGTTAAATGTCGTATCAATATATCCAACTTTTTCATTTTCAATGAATACAAAAACTTCGGGTTATCTAATATACTGAGGACCTGCTCACGGATTTCTCTATAATTATAATCATTTAATAAACTGCGTATTTCTGACCTAAACGCTCCATAAAATTGTGTTTCTAATCTAATGTTACGAACTGTATTCACACGTAATTCGTCTGCATTTTTACTGGTAGCTAATGCAATATCTAGATTACTACTTAGACCATTAAAAACAGGTAGTCCATCTTCAAACGTATCGGCTTCTGGTCCAGCTAATTGCACCAGTTGATTCGTTTCTGTTAAAATACCTACAATCATTTCGTCTTCTATTACTTTCATCATGGGTTTGCATAAAATACGGCCACTAGAATCGGAACTAATTTTATTAAGTGCATCACGAGTTGTTACATAATTTGACCATTGAACTGTATTCATAAATATAGATTCCATATCAGTGATTTGGCGAGATGGGTAGCAAGGTAAATAAACGCCAGTCCTTTCTTGTGTCTCTACCAAAAGTGCGATTACTTTGCCGTTGTAATTTAATACCTGTTTTTTTACAGTTAATCCAATGTCAGTTGCATTTTTCATTAGAACATCTACTGGAATGTTTTCTTTAAAAGTATACGTGCGAGGACGTGTCTGCATTGGTTTGCATTTTCTTCCCGAAGTTTCAATAACCATATTGAGAACCTTTCTCAAAGCCCTTAGTTCTTCAGTTGCGTTCATATTCATAAATATTTTGATAGTGTCTTCTGATACTTTGGTCTTGGCGTTTTCTTTCTCTTTCCCTTCGTATAAATAAATAGGCTCATAGAAATTATCATGTTTTAATATCAATATAGTACCTCTGTTCTTTAAATAAACATTGGATGAATATGCATTTGTAGGGCACAATAAATCAATGTTATCAGTGGCATCATTATACAAAATTTCCATAATCACCAGATTTACTCCGCCCTCAAATAAAACAGATTCTTCAGATGAAATAATATCCCATAAATAGGTGTGGTCAATTATAGCATCAGGGTCGCTCAAATAGTTTTTAAAGTTCTCAAATGAAGAAATAGATTCCTTTAAAAATGCATACTGAGATGGATTATATAAATCTATTTGACTATAGAAAAAGGTATTTTTATAATTTTCTACTGAAACGTCATCTACTGTGTATTTATTGGGTTTAAAAATAGAGGTCATTGAACCATTGTGTAATTTTAAATAATCATCCAATGTCAAAAGCTCTACTATTTTATGGCGCATCTGTTCAATAGTTAGTAAATCTATTTCAGAATAACTACTATAAATATCTGCGATTACTCCGAGAAAGGATTGGTGTGGTGATTGTTCAATACCATAACGTAAGAGCGGGCGTTTTCCAGTTTGAATATAAGATGGGTCGTTTTTCATTACATATTTACTGTTTTTTGTTTTCAAAAATTTCTCAACAGGAAGTGGTAAAAACCCCCAACGATATTGAGGAATAGGATAACGCTCTATACCTAATACATTGTTTTTTCCCTTTTGCTTTTTCTTTTCTTTTTCTTTCTTTACCTCAACACTCTCTTGTGGTTTCATTAATCCAACGACTTCTTTATCTTCTGCACCTTCTTTTGGCACAGTTTGAATAGAAATTTGTGATTTTTTACCGTCAGGCCCTATTTTATCAGTATTTACATCAACTAGTCCACATTGTTGACGCCTAGATTGTTGCTGGCTTAATGTTTTGCCTTTTGTTGCCCATGTGCTATAACAACAAGGCAAACACATTTTAGAATCAGGATGTGAATGCGGTGGTTTGAATCCAGGTGAATGATAAACGTATTTACCATTCTCATCTTTATGATACTTAGGGTCAGTGAATTCAAAAATAAAATGGTCAGGTGGGGGCGGTTTTGCGTTATCTGGTATGATTTTTCCACCACATTCACCGCGTTTCACTTCATCTTCGGTCATAGGTTTATTTGTCTTTAAACACCAAAATCTTGGACAGATATACCAGAATTGATTTTTAGGGTCTGAGCCATATTTAATAGCATTTGTATATGCACCAGAATGTTCTTTATCTATTTCTGTTTTCTCTTCATCAGTTAAAATAACGGGTTGTAAACTAGCATTTGCGGGACAGATACGTGAATAAGAGACAAATTTACCTTGTGGTTTTTTTAATATTAAATTAGGTTCTTTTTCCATCATGCGTTTGGAGAAAATGTTAGATTTCTCGTCTTTAGCCCCACCGCTGCTCTTTTTATTTGAACTGGAACCACTAGCCTCACTAGATGGCTCTTCTGGTAAATAACCTTCTTCTTCTTGTTCCTCTTCCTCTTCCTCTTCTTCTTCTGGTAAAAAACCATCGCCCTCTTCGCTTTTGGGTTCTTGCTCTGGTACAGGTTCTTGCTCTGATTCTAATACAGGTTCTTGCTCTGGTACAGGTTCTTGCTCTGGTACAGGTTCTTGCTCTGGTACAGGTTCTTGCTCTGGTACAGGTTCTTGCTCTGGTACAGGTTCTTGCTCTGGTTCTAATACAGGTTCTGGAATAGGTTCTTGCTCTGGTTCTAATGCAGAGTCAGAGTCAGATTCAGATTCAGAGTCAGATTCAGATTCAGAGTCAGGCTCTCCAATTTCAATAAGTTCACCGTCATCGTCTTCTTCATCGTCTTCACCCGGTAAATATTTATCTTCCTCATCGCTTTCTCCTTCTTCCAAACTCTTTGCAAAAACAATGGGCTCAACGATTGTAGTTTTCTTATTTAAAATAATATTTTCTATTTTATCATCATCGGTTTTATTCATCTTGGAGCATAATAAATTCATTTTACCAACTAAGCTTGCAGGAATATCCTGGGATTGCATTAACATTCTCAAAATACTATCCATATAAATATGTATAATCTCAACGAATTCAACTGCGTTTATTTGGTCAACCTTTATCTGTAGTTTATTATCAAACGGAGATTTATAAATAGAAACCGGGAAACCAGGATTATCTACAATATCAACTTGTTTATTCACAAATTGACCATGTATTCTCTGGTGTTGATTAAAATAATTAACTATTTCAGACATGGCCGCATCTCTAGTAAGCGAAAAATTCATCGTTAATGTATCTATAATCTCAGACTGACTATTTGTTCTTTTGAATACTTCAGTTATAGTAGCAGCAATAGCATTCATTTTTTGATAATTATCTACACGAACAAAATTCAATACGATTCCTTTGCTAACATCCATCTCTGTATCCATAATATCAAACATACTCGTTAAACACCCAAGAACCTTCTTAAAATTAACTGATTTGGTCTGAATGGAGGATTGGTATTTCAAGTTAATAACCTCAACGTTTTCATCTTTTAAACTATCAAATTTACGCATTTTATATCCAGACTTAGCCAATGTTTTATTTATCTTAATAATAATAGGGTTTACGACATTATATATTATTGTTTCTAGAGCCTTTACTGAAACGGGCGAAATCATATTTGAACGCACACGAATGTCACCATTAGAATTAAGTTCAATAAAAATATCTATTATCTCTTTCTTAAAAGTACTATATTTAATATAAAACACTATTTGATTTTGTTTCTTATTATCTCGCGATATCGTATTGATTGTTTTCTTAGGTAACAAAGGTATTTTTCGCCCATCTTTAGATGTGAATTCCGAATAAAAACGGAACATAACTTCACGACGTTTTCCAGGATTATATTTTATCATAGGTGTAAAAGGATAATATGGCGTTTCAGAACCCTTAGTTGCGTGGATTTGTTTAAATATTATATCTAATGGAATAGGAATTTCTACATCAGGGTGGATAACAATATTAAAGTCAGATACACCAGTTTCAATATAATTCAACTCACTTGTTTTACTATTATGAATATTATAAAATAAATCAACAGTATCATGTAATTGAAATGTGCCGGGTTTCAGTAACAAATTATTGTTTGCAATGAATTCTTGGTGTTTCTCCACAAATCCATCCTTGTCTGTAACCTCTGCTTTAAATAACAATGGGAAATAGAGTTCAACTAAGAAAGAATGGTCAATAACATGTTTTTCTATTGTAGAATCATCTGAAAAAGAATAATTTGCAGCGTCTGCGTAATCAAGCACGTCACCTGCCTTGCATACATAAATTACATTATCAGCTAGTTCACCGTAATTTAAAAGAAGTTGATTCTCAAATGTATAGAGCTCATTGTTTTTTGACATCTGAAATGCAGGGATAGGGTCATCCTTTCTCAATTCAACATCATATGGATTTCCTGAAAATAATAAATCGCGATAAGTTGAGAAACGTTGTCCAATAGGAATAGACACCTTATATTTTTCCGTTTTATTAATGTATTTGGTAAAGTCCTCATAGTTATAAACGGGTTTTTCCATTGCAATAAGCTCTTCATAAAATTCACTTTTTAATTGAATGTTTATAGCGAACTGTGACATAAGTTTTCCATTGAACAATCCCTTTTGTTGGTCAATAACTTTCACATGGTCCACTGTCAAATATTGCTGACCAAAAATATAAAGTTCTTCATAACACACCTCATTTTTTCCAAGTTCGTGTATTATCTTCTTCTTTATAGTACGGATAGTATCGTCTTTATGAATTTGTTGAGAACTATTGTGAAATTCTGGTTGCGGATTTATAGAATCAAAAATTGCTCGTTCAGCATCTTTGCTAAATAATTTTTGTTTGATTTGTTCATCTGTCATAGGTGTAGAATTACCATTAAAAACAACATACTTTGATGGCGTGCCTTGTGAATTCAATAAACATAGTATGTATTTTTGGCTTTCAGGAATTTCTATAGTTTCAGAAATGGGTTCCACTGTTTTAGATTCCATGACGTATATACAATAAACTTATAAAATA